TCTAATTGTGCTCTTAATCATGATTTACTTATCATGTTAATTCAACCTTTTTAACACCACTATAAATATCTTCATACATAATATAAATTTTCCCGCTACTACTATCTCTCCAAAAACATAATTCATTTGTGCTTAATTGTGCACCGCTTGGTTCTGTTGCTTGGTTATATCTATGAGGATACATATTACCACTTATCAAAGCCCCGCTTAATACTGAAAATCTTAAAGTTGCCCCAGAGATTTCACCTGAAGTTTCTATGTCTGCAACTGGGTTTGAAATTCCAACCCCAAAACTTCCTGATAATATACTAAATGCTGGCTCTGCATTGTGCATGACTTGATTAAGCATTGTATAATTTACATAATAAGCAATTCTTTCTTCGCCTGCTGTGTTTGGGTGTATTCCATCGGTTTCAAAATATGTTGTGTCTGCTCCGTCGGGTAATGCAATATCTGTTCTGATTAAATAATCATATAACGCGGGGTTACTTGCAATTAAAACATTTAACTCATCTATTAATGCATTTCTGCCAGGAAATGTTCCCTCATCAACTTTAGTTAAACACATTGCAACAACTTTAAACCCGTCTGTTCTTGCTTGCGACCATATACTTTTTAATCTTGTATATGTATCTGCTACACTTGAGCCCCCACCTAAATCATTTGTGCCTGCTAAACAGAAAAAATAATAATCGTCTCTATCTCTTGCAGGTGCATACTGACTAACAGTAGACGCATAATTATTATTAATTTGATTTGCACTTTGCCCACCAACAGCGAGATTAAATGTTTCTCCAGTTGCCCACCATGGATAATCAGTTTGTAAAACTTCTGGCCATTGTTTAGTGCCTCTTAAATTATCTTCATCTGTTATACTATCTCCAGTATAAATAAATCTATAATTTACACATTTATTAATCTCTTTTGTAGAAATTGCTTTAGTTTTAATATGCGGGTCTATGTTTTCTCGAGGGTTATCAAAACCTGCTTGCCCAATTCCCTGCTTAAATGCCTTTGACCTACCTGTCCTACTTACAGCTAAAGGATTTCTAACCATTAAAAATAAAAGAATTAAAAGTATTTAAATTAGTCGCCTGTGTTAACACCGCTTAATTCAATCCATGCACTCCCACTATAACAAAATAGTTTAGAGCCACTGATACATAATTGTCCAGTGCTTGGGTTTGTTAATGTTTCCTGTGTTGGTAGTATAATCTCTTTAGGTGCGATTACATCTTCAACAATTGCCATTGCCATTTTAATTAGGGTCCCCCTCAACATGAATTATCCATAATTTTTGCCCATTGCTCTCTGTGTAGCCAACCCATTTATCGTTGTCTGTTACATAAGCCCCTGTTACTGCTGCCTCAATAGTTGAGCCATCATCAAAATCATAAGGTCCTAAAACTACTGCTGCTCCGCTTGCCATTATGCACCCCCCCTAATATATACACCAGTTATTCTTGTTCCATTGCAACAAGTTACTGCAATCAATTTATCATTATCGTTTAAATAAAGTGCTTGTAGTCCTGCCACAATATCTGCACTCTTACTTAATTTTGTTAGATTAAGATAACTACTATCTCCTCCAGCCATTTTATTTCACCTTCTTTTTAGGTTCTTCTGACTTTTGAGATTTTAGAAATTCTTGAATATATGGGTGGTCTTCAGTTACTCCTTTAGGAACTTTCTGACTGGCTTTAAGTTTTTTATACCAATCTTCGCCGTGAAATAATCTTGTTGCTTTCATTTTATTATGCTGCAGTATTTATAATTAAACAAACTGCTTTAGGATTTCGGAGTTGTGCACAACCAATTTCCCAACTTCTAATAGTATAACCAATTCCCGGGTCTTCAATAGTTTGTGTAGTTAACCCCTGTACTGACTTCCATGTCCCTGCCTCTTTACCAATAACAACAGCAGCATAGTCAGCAGTTACATTGTTTGAAACTAAAACCTTTAATCCTAATAGAAAACCTACATTTCCATTTCTTGTAACATCATCTGTATAAAACTGGCCTGCATTTCTTACATTTGCATTGCCTAATAGGTTAGCATAGTCCTTTGGGTTTAATAATAGGTAACCATTTTTATCAGGGTTATAATCCTGTGTTGCGATTTCTTTCTTTGCATTAAGAATATCTTGGATAGGGTCTCTGTTTGCGATTGTTGCACTATCCCACTCGTCCCCTGCTGCAATAGTTACTGAATTAATATTAACTACGCTTCTACTCTCTGTTAATATGTCCCAAATCTCTGTATCAACACTCTTTGCAACTGCTCTTGCAATTCTTAATAAACTTCTTGCAACAACATCAACATCATTTGTCTTTGCATCTTCCCATGAAATTCTTGTCTCTGCTCCATGCTTTTTCATATATGCATTTTGCTGTGTCCAACTTGGTTCTGCATGTGGGAACGCTGCCAATCTTGGAACTCCTTCAATACTCATGCCCCCGCTTCCAGTTAAATCTGTTGCAGTTTCCTGAAAATATCTATCTTGCCATGATGAACTTGACTGCACAACCATTAATTGTTTAAAAACATATTCTCTTAATGCAAAACCAGTTACAACTTTGTCAATATTCAGCCCTCTGATGTCTGCCATTCCTGTTGTATCTGCCATGTTAATATGTTCCTATCGCAACTTGTGCGACTTCGCTTGCTGCCATTGGTTCTAATACTTTCCCTACTACTGCGCCTGCTTCATAATCTCCGTCTGCTGCAGCTCTAACCAAATTAGCTCCTGATATCTTACACATCTTACCTATATCTATTTCAACAGCGTTGTTTGTAATGTCAAAAATTCCCTTTGTCCAAACTCCGATAGTTGTAGAGCCATCATTAGCGACTTTTTCTGCTGCTGCAATACCTGCAAAAGGGACATTCGCATCAGTTGCTACGCTTGGAGTAACTTCTGTTAAAGCACCACCTGATAATTTAAGAAGAGTGCCCTTTTCAATTGCTACACCATCAGCACATTTAAAATTAACTGGACAACCTTTAGGTTGGCCGTATAAACTTACAATCACCGCTTCATTAGCCATGCTTATATTACATTATCGGAGTATTTAAACTTTTTGTTTTTTCTTATTTTTAATTTCCCTCTGACTTCTCTTGCAAACGGATTAAATAAATTTGCGATTTCATTTTCTACATCAATAATTCTAAAATAATACCATAGTTTCCCTAATATTAAACAGAAAAACATATAAAAACAACCTAAAATTAAAGTTGCTTTTGCGTTTAAACTTGCAACTCCAAACAATGCGATAGCATATTTTATATAACTTGTCAATCCCCAACCCTTATCTAAATATGCTTTCCACAACAATATTTTATAACATTTCGACGCCATCTTTGTAATAATCTTCTTTAATTCCTACGCCTACAACTTCCATGTTTTCCCTCGATATTGGCATTTTAGGTAAATTTTTACCTGTCGGATAGTCAGGGATTTTCTTAATTCCTAATATTTTTCTTAACGCAACTACGAACTTTCTATGCTTCTTTTGGTGGGTTACTCCTTTGGCAACATCTCCCAAACATGTTCTTAACATTACATCTCTATGCTCTGCGGGGAATACAATTTCCCATAACTGAATTGGACGCACTGCAACCTGTGATAATCTAACTTTTGGTTTTGTATCTTCGATAATTCCGTTATTTATTTTGGTTAACATTGGTAAATACTTTCCCTGCAACTGCGTTATAAAGTCATCTACATCTTTTTTAATTCCTCTTGTTAATAAATATAAGTGCATTTTATTTCCCTATGTGATTTTTATATCTGAATACTGCATTAAGTAGCTCGTTCTTTCCCAACTGGAGTTGGTCTTCTGTTACATTTAATATTATTAGTGCCTTATCAACCGCCCAATCTAACGCCATGCCGTAGCCAATCATGAAACCTATCATTATCCCTATTGCTAACCCCATGATAAAAACCATAATAATAATGGCTTTCTGTCCTTTCATTGTTTAATAATGTCTCCCTTAAGCTCGCCTTTAATCTTACCGTCGAGAAATGCAGCAGCATAATCCTCTGCTGATAATTCTTTATCTTCTGATGGTTGGCCTGCTTCAGCTTGTCCACTCAACGCTTTTTTTGCTGCTAACTCCTCTTGTCGTCTTATTAACTCTTCTTGTTTTTTAATTGCGTTCTCTAATCTTTCAGCAGCTTCGTTAGCTTTTGTAATAACTTCGGGTTCGGTTTCAGGTTCTTTTTTTTCCTCAACCTCTTTTTTTTCTTCTTCCATTACAAAAATAAAAAATTAAACTTTATAAATATTTGTGTGTTCTATCTGCGTATAGGGTTAGGGACGACAACCCCTATTGCTAACGCTATGATAGCAATAACAACAGTTAAGACTTTGCCGTCAATTCCATTACATAATGCGACAACTTCGAGGATAGTTATACACATCAATCCTACGCAAACAACTCTCCAATCTATTTTATTCTGTGTCATTATGAATATTTGCTCCTTGCTTCTGCTAAAGTCATTTGTAAATGTCCGTCAGTAGGGGTTATAATTGCCCCCTCTGCTGCTCTTTGTTTTGCTTCGTAAATAGTTCTTTTAGCTTTCAAAATCTTTTCTTCTATTAAATTAACTTTCTCGGGATTAGCTTTTAATTCTGAACTATCTATAATCAATCTTTTTATCCTTGCTTCATATCTATAAATCTTCTCTTCCTCTTTAGCTAATTCTAATAAAACTGAATTAGGGTCTCCCAGTTCTCCTTGACTTGCTGCGTCTGTCATTCCTGAAACACTACTCTCAACCTCGCCAATAGTGTCCACAATTTCATAAACTTCCTCTGTCGGCATTCTTAATAAGTTACTTGCATACTTCCCAACATCTAAATCAAAAACTTTCAAATCTCCGATAATCGGCTCCATTAATTTGCCTAATTTTTGAGATGCTGTCCGAGTTTTATTCATTTCATTTCTCTGTATCTCTTGTAACATGAATTCTCTTTGTGTTTCGGGGTTTTGAATAAGGTCTGCAAATCTATCTTCAGGAATACCATACTCTTTTGCAAGTTGTGCAGTGTCTTTATCTGAAACTGTGCTAAGAAACTCGTCAGCCAATTCATTAACCGCTTTTAATTGACGGTTAGTATATTTTAGCCCTGACTGGTCAGGTGATAATTCAGTAATTTCAGGTCTTGCTTCAAATACTCCTGCTTCCTCTGCGACTTGAATACTCTCTCGCTTTCTCTCTGTATCCATCTTTTCAGCAAATGCCTCTTCTGCTGTTGGTCGTGGTGTTACGCCAAATCTCTCAACTGCTGCTTGTTCTTGTTGAATATTCATCGGCCCTAAATAAGTTTTACCTCTTATCTCAATCCCTCCAGCTGCCCCTGTGTCAACATTAGTGAGAATTCTGCCCGGCCCCTCCGGTGCTTTTGGAGTTGTTTTTGGTTGAACAGTAGGAGTCGGAGTTTCAACTGGCCCCATTCCCGGAGACGCAGGTTTATCGTAAAGAGCTTGTCTTTTAAGTGCCTCTTCTACTGACATGCCCATTGCAATAGCTTCGTCATAAGCTCGGCCTTTACTCTCGCCAGCAACAAAAACTTCAGGTTGGGGTGCTGTTTTAGGTAACTCTCTTATAACTTGTTTATCTGTATTAGTTTTAACTTCCTCTTCTTTTTTCTTTTTTCGCTTCTTTACTGAACTAACAATATTTTGTGCCATTATCTACCCCTACCGGCTATTGTGTCGTTTGGCTGCACTGCCCCTTGAGTTTTATCTTTTTTCTGGTCGCTTAATAATTCATTTTCTAAACTTGCAGGGAATTCTAAATTAATCCTTAATCCTAACTGCGACCATAGTTGTGCTTCTATGTCTCTCTGCTCGTCTTCTACACTTTGCTGAAATGATAAATATGCAATCTTTGCAGTTGCCTCTGTAAACTCTTGACTACCCCCCAGGATAATTTGAGGAATACCAACAGCTTGAAAGAAAAAGCTACTTAAATACTCAACCCATGGGAGAGGGTTTAAGGTTGAGTTAGAAGATATGCTCGGAATTTCAACCTCAACATTACCCTTGGGGATAAATATGTTTTCTTTGTCATTAACAGTTTTTTCAACTTTTGTTATAAACGCATTTATCTTTGATGTGTCGTCTGTGTCTAAATGCCATATCTTAAACGGGTAAACATTTCTATGCAAAACCTTTTGATAGTCGGTCATTGCTTCATTCCTCATTAAGATAATATTCTCGACAGCTTCGATAATACTAACTCCATGAATTTCGTCTGCAACTCTGTTTTTAGTTAAATGTAAAATATCCTTTGGTTGAAACTTCTTGTCTTCTCCGCCTTTGATTTTTGTAATTTGCTCATACCTTTTAATTCTCCCTTTTCTGTCTGCAACTATTCTTATACTGCCGGGGTCTAAAGGTTTAATGTTAATCATTGTCCCTTTATCATTTCTTATAATTTCAGCAAAAGCATCGCCTGCAATCTGTCTGACAATAATCATATTTTTTAGAATTGTATTAAATGTGTCCTCGCCCCAACCTTTAACTTTATCTAAAATAACTGTGGTCATTTCATCTGCCTGAAATCCCCGCCCTATTGTCCACTTTGCAATTGCGTCGATAGACGCCTTTAATTCAGGAATTTGTTTATAATATCCAAAATATTGCGTCCAGTTTTCGTTTGTGTAAGTTGTCTCGTCTTGGTCTCTTGGCCCGTCTGTAGACATTGTGTCAACTTCGTAATCGTCAACATTGTTAGACATATCGCTAACTTTAGCGCTTCCCAAATTAGTTAATGGCATATCCTTAAAGAGTTATCTATCTATATAAATGTTTTTATAAATCAATTTTAAAAGGAACTTGGAATAATAAATTAGTCGGGTCTGTCCCGAAAGTAAAATCAAAAGGTGCACCCCCGTCTGTCTCTGACCATATACTTGTAGCTCTGTTTTGTGGGTCGTTTCCTATTATCATTCTCCCATTATTAGACATGCAATAGCCCTCAACTGTTAACCTTAATGTATCTCCTTTTTTAAGTAAATTTTTAGGGACATCAATCTCTGTTGCAGTCATTGCGGTTTTAATATCTCCGTCTGCAAGGTTTGTCCCTGATAAATGTAAACTTGCCCCTGTCCCTAAAGTTGTCTCTGTTGTCCCGTCCCATTTCTTAATAATGTTATTAACATAAATTTCATAATATACATTTGCAGCTTTACTCCTAAAACCCATTGGCACATTAATAACAGATTTACCTTTTAATGTTCGAGGGACATTGAAAGGAACATCATAATCTAAATCAAATACTTTAGTCATTGTAGAGCCAGTTTGGTTCTCACTCCATTCAATAACTTTGTCGCTGTAAAATGTATTATTTGAAAGGACATGTGCCCCTGACATTACCCCCCCGTAAAATGTCTCTATACCTGTGCCAGCAGCAATATCTGTATAGTCATAATTTATGTTTGCAGTCGACCCTTTTCTGTAAACTCTTGGAACTCCCATTAAGCCCCCGTTATGAAATCTTGATGTTTAATCTCTTCTAATTGTTTGATTAATCTATTAAACATATCTCTTAATAAATCTAACATTGTCTCTGCCTCTGTCCTTGATGTATAACCTGACATATCGTAATTAATCGCATACATTGCAGCATAACAACTTGCAGCATCATCTAAAACTTTTTGGACATCTGCATTTAAACCTGCATAAGCATCTGTCCAATTATATCTTGTTAAAGAATTAATTGCACTTTCAGCCATTAATATCCAGTCATCATACTCGGTGGTTAAACTACTTGAGACATTTGCACCTGCTTTTAAAATCACAGCTCCGCTTGTGGTCATCGTGGCCATTTTAACTCTAACCTCTTTAATTGAAATATTAAATCTTGTAAAGTTTCTATTAGTGCTGCGTCTGGGTCTTCTAAATTATATTGTTTCTTTCCAACCTTGACTTTTTCCATGTAGTTATTAGAAGATATAGATATTTAAACTTTTGTCTCTTACACTCCATGCTGCTCTTATTAGCCCCTCAACAATATGAGTATAATGTCCGAAGATTTTAAGTTTCTTTTCCTCGTCTCCCCCGCCTGTGTATTCATATTGAACTGATTTAAAACTTTGAAATATTTCGGGGTCGTCTAATAAATGGATTTTCTTTTGCTCCATTAATCTTAATAAGTTGTTATATAAATCTTCTTTAAAGAGTTTCTTTTTTCTGTTTTCGTCTCTGTCTATTGCTCGCCTTAAGTTGTTAATTGCGACAACTTTCCTACGGGTTTGCTCCTCTTCTAAAAGTTGGTCAAATACTCCTACTCCAATCCCCCCATCATCTATGTATATCTTCTTAAACTTATATTTTCGGTCTAATTTCAGTATTAACCTTGTGGACATTGTAGTTAATGTCTTACTTGTAACAATATTCTCAATTTGATATAAATTATCGTCTTTTTTATGCAATATCTCAAATGTGCTGTCGTCTTCTCCTAATCTTGCAATGTCAACCCCTAAATATAGGTTATTTGGGGGGACTTTGTCATTTCTTTGCATTGTCATGCATTGTTTTATGAGATTATCAGGGAAAAACTGGTTTAATTCATCAACAAACTGACCTAAATACTCTTGAGCATACTGCCTTTTGGTCATTCTTTCCTTTTCTTTAGCCAAAAACTCAATCATTCGCTTCCTCATGGGTTCTACCCTTTTATCAGCAACCTCTTCAGTGCTAACAGAAAAGCTTTTAAAATCATCATCATGAAAACATCTATAGAAGTAGCCCTCTCTTCCGAAAGGTGTGGAAAGTAGGATAATGTCCCCGCCAGTAGTTGCCAACATTGGGGTCACTGCTGCCCAAACATCTTCAGGAATAAAATGAGCCTCATCTGCATATAGTTGGTCTATTGTATAACCCCTAATCCCGTAACCTGACATTCCAGTTGGCAGACAATATATATTTGAGCCGTTTCTTAATTGTATTCTATGTTTAGTTGGTCTGTCTTTCCCTGTCTTAATCTGTCTTTTGTTTTTATTATGAATATAATCTAAAACTTTCTCAAATAATAGAAGAGCTTGTCTTTCAACACTGGCAATAATCATAATAGTTTTATTCTTGTTCTTCAGTGCATAATTCCCTGCTTTCATTGCTATCACTGTGCTCTTCCCCACTTGCCTCCCTGAGCACAAACAGATGTTGCCTTTTGTATTCAGAACCTCTTTTTGCCAGTCGTCTAATTCTAATTTCTGTATCATCTTGTTTATCTATCATTCAACTACGAACTCCACCTCAAACAATCCATTTAACCATGCATTTTGTCTTTTAATATCATCTGTTCTCTTTTTCCCAAAATCTTCAGGTTTACTCTGAACTAATAAAATCTTCTTTCTCTGTTTATGAAAAGCTATCACATCTATAGGAGAGTGGCTTCCTGCGGTTCTTTGTGCAATATCCCAACCCTCTTCTAATAGTCGTTTCCTTATTTTGTATTCCTTTTTTCGTCCTTTGACATAGTTTCTATTTGGCATTCTAAATGTTTCAGTAATAAGTTATTCATCTCTACGCCCATTAAACTCCGTCTTAATTCAGACAAGACAGCTTCCTTTGCATTCTCGTAATCAACTCTTTCTAAATCCATCTATTATGTAATATGTGTGTGTTTATAAATATTTATATATTTTTTAATTTTTTTTTTATTTTTGAGGTGGCGACCACCCCACCCCCGCCCCTCAATATGTAATCTTTTTAAGAGTCGCAAAGGATTGTAAATTTAGTAACTACACAACCATAGCTCTGCGAGTTATTCGGTATACCGATTACCTGCGGTGTCACTGTCACATAGTAACAGTTTAATCCTTTTAGTAACTACATTTAGAGGCTCTGAAACGGCAATATATGGGCATTTAAGAGGCAGAAACCTTAGTAACTACATTCTGGCTTTCCATACCCTATGTATGAGAAACATTAAATTGCAACTGACCTTAGGCTTATTGCTTCTTAAGCCTAAGGGAAACAAAATATTTAAGGTTATCGGTGGTGGGGTGGGAAAGCAGTAAAACACAACAATATTTAAATAATCTAATATGCTCTAATATTCATCAAAATATAACCATGAAGGTCAATAAGTATACCGGATAAATGCCATGGTGGGAGGCGGGTATGTTAACAATAGTGAGGTGAGACTCCGTAACTTCTGACTTGGTAAGGACCAACCACTTAAATGGGGGATAGAAGGTCTACCCGAGGGGGAGGGAAGCTTAGACATGCCAACAAGTAACCTATCGCACTGAGGAAAAATTGGTGTTACAACCAATAGGGACAGTGGTCAGTTGGGAAACCGTTGTAACGACACAATTTGCGAAGTTGTAAATATATATATAATATAAATATTATTGTTAAACACACACATGTTTATAAACATTGAATTTGTTAATATTACATGAATATTATTAAGAAGAGGAGATTAGAGAGGTTGGAGAAGATTGAGTTTATTGAGAAACTTATTAAGAGAAAGAATATTGATAAAAAAGAATTATGGTTGCTTTGTTGCTCAAAATGGGGAATAACAGAAAGGACAGCTAAAGAGTTAATTGAAATTGCCTATTTTAATATAAAAGAAGCATAATTAGGACACAGCCCATATAAATTATAAAAAACCATTTAATAATAGATAAAAGTGTATTTGCTGTCTTTGCAAGCTTTTCTGTTTCACTTATTTCAGTCATTTTTCTTTGTCCCATATATAAAATTGTTTTGGACAAGTATGTGGTCTTAATCCACCCTTAAACTTTTCCATTTTAACTTCTTTGCCCTGAATATATACTTTAAATATTTCTTTGCCACAATATTGACATTTCATTTTATTATTATGTCAGGGGAGTTGGGAGAGAAAGAGGACTTAAACTCCCAACAGGTGTTGTTTTCCATTGATTGAAAAAAGGTGTCCCCTGACCATGATTAACTAAATATTGCACATAAATTTAATATTAATAAACCAAAATTAAGCAGTAAAACTATCCATGCAAGTTTTAAAATTATATCAGCTTTTCTATCTTTCTTTTCTTCAGGTGTCATTTGCATATAAAATCGATTAATTTATTTGCTATCTCCTTTGTAATCTCTAAAGCTTCACTTGTATTTGTTCCCTCTGGCAACCCAATTATACCCAATAAACTCACTGCATTATTAATTGCGTTCATTCTGGCCATTAAAATACTTTTTTCATCAAATCTTCTAACCCCTTGATTTCCTGTCGAGATTGGTCTTTGTTGGAATTGTGGTTTATCTCCGATTAATTCAGATATTTTCCTCGACGCTTCTAATTTACTATATCCACTCGCGTCTATTCCTTTCTTTCCTAAAAATTCAATTTGTTTTTCTGTTGCTCTAATTTCCATTTTGTTTTTAGATATATGGCAGAGGAGAGTTTGCAGAGTTTGCCTGTGCACTGGTCCTTATCGCCTTTCTCAATGCCTATTATCTATGAATATAACACACACACATAGTATTTAAATGTTTCGGTCTTGCAAATATTCTGTAATCCATGTATCTACACCATGTTTTATTATGTATTTGTCGACGATAAAATTGATATGTTTGCTTTGGTCTCCCATGACTGTGTCTTCCATATCTCTTAAAATTTCTAATTGTGCTCTTAATCCTGATTTACTTATCATGTTAATTCAACCTTTTTAACACCACTATAAATATCTTCATACATAATATAAATTTTCCCGCTACTACTATCTCTCCAAAAACATAATT